TTTCCTTGTTGCCAATTTCCTACTTCGTTTGTGCTTGGCTTTAAGTAGTTAGCAAGTCCACTTACCCCCTCATGAGTTCCCTCACGATAGAATCTGTTGGCTGTTTCATGCCAATACTGTAATCCTGTGCCACTTCCAGCTGAGATAACATTATTCACGATTGTTATGTTGTCTCCTGCGGTAAGCTTATCCTGCTTAGTATTCTGCAATGAGGCAATTGAATTGCTATTAGTCGTAATAGCACTCTCTATAGCGGAAGTATCAAATCCGCTTGGAACACTGGAACCACTTGAGTTTGATCCTAAGACCGACCCAAGACTTGCTTCCGTGTGTCCTATGATTATATTCGTGTTATATCCTCTGATACAGTCATAAGTCAGCCCTATAATCCTCTCCGTTGAGTAGATATTCATAACTGGGTTCTGACAATCTACTGCATCACCCAGGCATATCCTTTCAAGCTGAGCATACTTCTTATATTCAAGCGTCTTGGATAAATCTATCATATTAACCGAGATAGTTACTGACGGAAGATCTATATGATTATCATCGTATTGTTTCTCGCACCAGCTTGTCATCAACTCATACAGCTTGGCATATAGGACATCTTTCTGCGCATCGACTACAGTAAGGAGCGATGCCATTGAAGTAAGGAATGACTCGATAATCATCATCTTCATTTCCTCTTCGTCTAAAGCATATCCATCCGAATCAAAATAATAATATTCACTGTCAATCTTTGCCCACTGGCTCTTCAGGAAGATAGTTGCGAAAGTCTTATCCTCATTATTTCCGAACCAATATTTGTTCTCGGACTCAACCCAATCCCATTGATAATCATCCATCTTGGTTTGACCGTCATAATAACCATAATTGTCAAACCAATATAATGTTCCATCTATGAACACCCATTCATCATGAGCATATTTATCTGGATCTCCAGCCGCATCAGAAGCTCCAAACCAATATGGGTCTCCTTCTACTCCTGTTCCATGCCATGTCCATGTTGAAGCTTCAGTATAGGATGAATCGTAGTATCCATCTCCATCAATCCAATATGCTGTAAGCGTTTCATTTACTGTAATATAAATCCATTCATCCTTGGCATAGTATCTATCGAAGTTTCCATACTTGAAACTATCTACTAAACCATCTTGAGGCTGCCACCAATCCCAGTCACCTTCATCGTCTTTAGGTGCCTCCCAGGTTCCGTCATCCCCAAAGTAGCTCCACTTCTTGGATATATATGCATACTTATTTCTTTCATATGCTTTATTTGTCGACCAGAATGTATCAGCATCTCCATACCACCATCCGTCCTCATAATTTCCGTGCCATGAATATTTAGGCTCTGGAACAGCCATCATTCCTGCAAGCTTATCGTTAATTCCGTCCTTGATGTATGCCTGCATCTTAGAATCAAGCGTAGTATGATAGCAGTGAGTCGTCGCCATGTCGCTCACCGCTTCAATGATGTCACTCTTATACTTCTTGATAGCTCCATATGGGATGTTATCGCCTTCCGCAGATACCGCATGAATCATTGCATTGTAAGATAATTGCTTGGCACTGTTCTTCACCGCATCTAGTGCAGCTCTGGTAGTTATCTGTGTTTGAGTAATTGGATTCTCTACATCATCAATAAGCTGATACGGAGCCCCCATGTATCTTTTCCTTAGATATGGGTAATCAGATGCATGTTCACTATCAACATATCCAGTTCCATTAAGATGGATTCCATCCGAAGACACTGGATATATTCTTGTAACTATTCCGCTGCTATCCTCTGTATAAGATATCCCTGTCATGTTCTTTCCATAAATAACAGGATGAGCATCAGCTGCGGAATTACCTATCCTATTTAGTATCTTAATGTTGTGGTTGTCATAGACTATCTCTCCACCAAACACCTTAGTGAAGGAGCCATCATTCCCATAAGATAATGCAGATATAAGATTAGAATTAGATAGCGTTATACTTCCACTTGTTGAAAGATTTGTGTATAGATTGTATTTATTGTTCTCAATAAAGTTACTGAAGTCGCTTATAACCTCTGAAGCAGTTTTATTCTTGCCAGTATAATTCTCAATGAGAACATCATGCCTTGCTTCCATTCCTGCTGAGAATGCATTGATTATTACTGTTCTGCCTTCCTTACGGTAATTATCTACTCGGAATAACTGCTGTGGTGATGCAAACTCTCTTACACAGTCCACATCAATTTTAAGCATCACATCCTTTTTAACCAGTTTCCACTTCCCCTGATCATCCATAGGGATTTCTACCTGGACAGACCATGCCTCATTTACTCCAATGGTAAAGTCGCATCTAGTAGGCTCCAGAGTTGCATTTCCATTTTTTGTATAATCTGTATTTTCAACATTATAAAGATTAATCATATGACAGTTCCCCACCTTGGATAAGTCGTTAGCGTGAATCCACTAGTTATTGATATGATATTTTCGCCATTTGCGAGTTTCATCTTGTTATAATCTCCGCCCACCTTATTGCTCTTATCTTTGGCAGGAGTTGATGAATCATAAGCACTCTTCAGCATAGTATCTATGTATAATGTTCCTGCTGAAGTAAAGGTCATCGAATAGGACCCATTAGAATTAGTTATAGATAATGTTCCATTTCCGCTTCCTTTAATTTTATACAATGGGTTACTGTCGGAATTTAGGTTGATAATCTTTCCTGTTCCACTTACCCCTACATCTCCAATGTTAAGAAATTCATAAGGATAAACTGTAAATATCGCTTCAATGGTTCCAACGTTTACCACTACCCTTGAATCATTGCTTATATTAACTTTCTTTACCTCATAATAGGAATCAGTTGCATCCCCGATAACAAGTCTTCCGTTTCCTTGCAACCAGTTCCTAACTTGTCTGATTACATCCTTGTAGTTTGTGGTGGATGTTGCCAGTCCAAAAACCACCTTGATCTGAGCATCTCCATGAGTCACCTCAGCGAAGTGAAGGTCTCCATCTCGTCCTGGAACAGAGACTGCTTCATCTTTCACCTCGGAGTGAATTATAGTTGGAGGTTCAGTAACAATAAGAGAGAATTTATTTGATGATATTTCCTTATAATTTATGTCTCCATTAAAAAACATCAATAACCTCCTTGTGCAATCTTCTCAGCTCTAACCTTATCTCCCTCAGTCTTAACCACATATTCGTAGAACACTTGCTTAGTGTCTCCACTTGGAAGGTTGATAGTTTCATTTATTACTATCCTTGTTCCGTTATTATCAGAGGAAGAAGTAGTTTTAGCGTTATTATTCGTAAATTCCGTGTTGATTGACCCCTTAAACTCCATGTCCTTATTGATGTCGTTCTGCACGGACTTAATATTCTTATCCCATCCAACTTCAAGACCTTCAACACATCTAGCACCAATTTCTGCAAACACCTTTGAAGGTGAATTGATTCCCAATGCTGACTTTGCTGCACTCGCTATTGACTTAGCTCCGTTAGATATTGCTGTCGTAACACCTGAAAGCTTATCCTGGAAGCCTTGTTTAAGTCCATCGATAAGCGCACCGCCTGCAGAGACAAAGTCATTAACCTTAGCCTTGATAGTTTGAACCCATTCATTAATTTTGCTGGTTATAGTTGTTAATATATCGGCTGACTTTGTGATTATTCCGTTAAGCATTCCGTCCATAAGCGATAATGCTGCAACCTGCATGTTTGTCTGCCCATCTGTAACCTTCATTGCAAGGTTGACTATAAGGTCTCCTATAGCAGCCCATAATGATGCTAAGATTGAAGATAAGCCATAAACAATACCCTCAAACATCTTGATTGAAGCTGCTTGAACCTTTATATACCCATCGCCCGACAGGTAATCAAATATCTTTCCTACCAACTCAGGAAGAACGACTGCCAACGAATCAAGTATTATAGGTGTTACTTCCGCAAAAACATCCATGAGAGTTACAAATGCATCGGCTATCTCATCGCTGTGCTCTATCAGCCCATCGCAGAATCCACTCACTAGATCAGGGATTGCATTGATTATTACATCGACATTTTCCAAGATTGATTCTGAAATAGCTGTAACAATTTCTAATCCAAGAATTATCAGATCACTTAGATTCTCACTAATTCCTGTCACGATAGCTAAAACCACCGATACCGCTGTATCAATCAGCATATCTGCATTATCTCGAATGAATCCTCCAAGAGATTCCACTATCTGGATAGCACCAGCCACCAACTCATCGGCATTCTCCTGAAGACCTTCGCAGAGTGTCGTTAAGACATCACTTGCAACTCCAAATAGAGTATCTAGGTTGTTAAGGAATGCACTGCCCAGTGTGGATAGAAGCTGTCCTCCTAATTCCGCCATATCAGGGATAATAGTTACGAAAGATTCAATCAATTGATTTGCTATGGTTTCCACATTGCCCATGTTGTCGGAAATTGAATTAACAAGTCCGTCAACCAGAGATGTACCAGCAGAAATAATATCAGGCAAAACGCTCGAAATTAAGGTTGGAAGCAGATTAAGTGCTGTCGGAACAAGTGTTGTGAATAGTGTACCTATACTTGTAAGTGAAGCCTCAATTACTGGAATAATATTATCCAAGAAACCTTTTTCTATCTTATTTCCAGCTTCATCTGTGGTTCCAACAAGCGAATCAACAACATTTTGCATTAATTGGTCTAGGTCAGCATCTTCATCAGCAAGTCCTGTGACCAAATTAGACCAAGATGCTTTTAACATATTTAGCGAGCCCGAAATGGTTGTTGTTGCTTCCAATGCCGTAGTGCCTGCAATACCCATATTCTCCTGCACAATATGAATGGCATCTACGATATCAGCATATGACATGGTAAGATTACCAGCCTCATCTCTTTGAGCCGTAAATGAATCACTCAATGCATCTGCATCTTCTATAAGTCTTTCCATTTCACTCTTAGTTCCACCATACCCAAGTTTTAAGTTATCAAGCATTGTGTAGTTTTGTTTTGCAAATCCTTGATAAGCATTTTGGATAGAGCTTATGTCTGTGCCCATCTTATTCGCATTATCTGACATATCAGTAATCGCCATATCAGCATAAGACGCAGCTTTTACTGTATCTCCACCTAATGACGAAATAAGGGATGCGCTAAAAGAAGTTACAGTTTCTAGATAATCATTAGTGCTCAGTCCTGCTGTCTTCCAAGCATTTGAAGCTTGTTCCATGACTTTATCAGCACCTTCTGAATATTGAGATGAAGCTTCTTGTGCAGAAACTCCTATTTCCTGTAACTGAGTTACAAATTCGCTCATCGATTGTGTAGGTGTGAATAATGTCTCTACACCACCAACAAGTTGCTCGTATTCCGCATAACTCTTAACCGCTGATGTTGTTAATGCTGCAATTCCTGCTGATGCTGCAGTCACTGCAGTTGCCGTTACCTTAGTAACTCCACTTACTATAGTTCCGATTCCTGACACGAAGGCGGTTGTGAATAGTCCTCCTGCAGATGTTCCTGCAGATGAAGCTTCTCCACTCATGAGTTTAGTTAAGCTACTTTTCATCCCCTTGGCTGACGGAATGATCTGGACATACGCTTCCGCTAGTTTAGTTCCCATCTATTAATCTCCTTCGCATTTCATTAAATTCCTCTCCCGATGAATATGTCATAACTTCACTTTCATGTTCTCCTTCACCAAAGAGGATGGAATATACCGATTTATAGTCATCACTGGAAATAAAAACTCTATTAACCGAATCAAGAAGAAGGGCTAATAATCTTTCGTCCCACCTACTTGAAGGCATTCCCAATAACTTCCTGTATATTCTCGATTCTTCCCTTAAACCAACTGAAAAAATCGCCACCTTATCAACAGGAAGCGATTTATAGTCATAAATGTGGTAATATTCAGCCAGGTCACATATTAGTTCATCCTCGCCTACAGCAATCATATGGGCGAGGATAGTTAGTTTTTTGCGTCTTTATTTGCATCCTTAATGGCATTGATAATCGAAGTAATCTCCTCATATACTAACTCCTGTGGAATGAAACCATCATTTTCCGATGCTATCTTATCCATTAACTTTTTGGCTCCATCTTCTCCGAGCATAAACTTAGGAAGTGAGGTTAAGCCTCTAAGCATTTCGGATGCATCTTTAGACTCAGCCATAGCCAATAATTCAACATAACGAAAGTCATTTATTTTTCTCTCGTCAACTTCAAATTCAAATCCTGATGATGTAACTCCAGTAATCATATTCCCTCCTTATTCTGCTCCTGTTTCTCCAGTTGCTCCAGTTGCTCCAGTTGCTCCAGTTGCTCCAGTTGCGCCAGTTGCTCCAGTTGCTCCAGTTGCTCCAGTTGCTCCAGTTGCTCCAGTTGCCTTAATGTATTCATGATGAGTATTGCCTTCAGCGTCTGATGGATATGCTGAGAATGTAGTGTCATAACCAACGAGGGCTGAATCTGAATAAGTAATATCAGCAACTGCTGTAACCTTAGCCTGTGGAATAACTATTCTCTTTAATGCGCCATCGCGAAGTACCATATCAATGACGAGCACTCTTGTAGCTGCCTCTTTAGAGTTAGCTTTAATATGAATACCTGTCTCAAGAGTTCCAGTTACATTGTCATCACCATATACTGACTTTAGTACAGCAATGTTAGTGGTCTCAATAAGTACCATCTTAAAGGTATCAGGTTTTTCGGTCTGGGCATCATATACTCTGTCACCACCCCAAGCCTTAAATGATGTGCTTGAAGGTGAGTTAGAGTTAGTAACACCTGCATCCGAAATAAACCCAAGGCACTCATATGCACTGCCCAGGTCAGATGTAGCATCTGTAGGAGTAAGTGTTCCCTTTGGTGCAGTCCATACTGCTCCTCCTACTTTTGGTTTGCCAACATTAACATTATTAACTGTATTTGCCATGTTTTTATCCTCCTAATAATGATTGATATCAAATACAGCTTGATATCTGTATTCTTTAGTTTCTGTATCTGTATAGTTATAGTTTGAGTTGAGTTCAACTCGGCATATATCATCAAGCTCAATAAGGTCATTCATTGCATTGATGACATCATCATTAAGCTTGGCCGCTTTATACATTGAAGTGTCGTACGACTGAATGGCTATAGTGGACGAACCCATGAACCTTCCACTTCCTCCTGTCTTCTCAACAAACACCATCCTTCCGAATGGTCTCGCTGGTTTCTCAGGAAGCACAGGACAATCAAGCTTAGTTTTAAGGTAGTCGCATATAACTTTCTCTATTATCATCCTGTCACCGCCTTTAATATCGTATTATCTTCTGCATTCTTCTTTCGTGTAAGATAAGTAGTAGCTCTGACTGATGCATTAACTCGATTAGGCCCCGTCCAGGTTGTCACTTCATGACCAGTTCCAAGCTGTGCCAATGCATTGTCAGCATACTCTTTGCATAAGTTCTTAGCTTCTTCGGAGCAAAGCAATTCTCTTACTCCATCTTCATTAAGCACTATCTTCACATCACCCATAAGCTTCCACCCTTACATTCTGCCCCCATGCTAGAGGGATATTCTCAGGCTCTCCCTTCATTGGATAGCCTATTGTTCGGAATTTCATGCCCCAAAATGATACGGTTGTGTCATACCAATTATGTGCATCACCTTTAGGGATTCCCAAAACATACTCTACACGCTTACCATACAGTTCCAAGGTCGAAGTTATATCATCGGTAGATGGGTTACCAATCAACACTCCGTCAACATTGACTTCAGTTTCTTTGTATACATCTGCTCCGAATTCATCTTCGCCTATCTTCGTTTTAACTGTTAGTTGGACAGTTGTTGTTTTAAATCCCACCACTATCCTCCTTTAAGTCTTCAAGTGGAGAATGGCTTCCGATAGCATTGCCACAGCCAAGCATCTTCTTCTCGGT